AACGACCGGAACTAGCGCACCAAAAGTAACAAACAAATTTTCACTAGGGATAAAATCAAATCCGCCATAGTTAGCAGCATTGTTGAACCTAAACGAGCAGTGACCTAATCGTATGTGGTCACAACCTAGCGTAAGCTCAACATTATCAGTTGGCAGCAAATCAACAAAAGGTGTTCGCAAACCAATAACATCATTAGTGTTTGAAACTATAGTAACAAACTCGCCTGTTCGCGTGTTTGTCATAACGCCAAGTTTTAGTTCATCGTTAGCGTAAAACATATCATCAACAGTTACAGTTTTTCCGTTTACCAGTGTAACACCGGTAAGCGCAGTAAAGGACGATCTTAAAACCTTGCATCTTTCATCGAACAATTCGTGATTGCAGCTTCTCTTATATTGTACAGATCGAACTTTACCACCGGCCTTAGCTGATACTGTGGAAACTGTGCTTAGCGTAGCATACTTGCCACTGGCACTCGATCCTGCAATGTCCCCAGTCCATTCCACAACGAAGTCTGTTGCATAATCATCGCCTTCGTGAACACGAAAAATTGTAACCGATAGGTCGTTAGGGGTAGTCCGGTAGCAATAAGCAACAGCAATTTCGTTGTCGAATGGAATAGTTATATCAAGCGTAATCAGACTATCTACAATGCTGTTTGTACTAATAGAGCCTCTTGAAATCTGTAAAGGCGCGTACACATTGCCACCTAACGTAAGTTCGACATCGTGGGTAGTATATCGCCATGTTTTTATGCTAGAAACAAATTCGTAGCATTCAATCGGTTTACCCAAACTAACAGAAACGTCATTTATTGCATATGTCATTGATCTACTGTCCTAACACTTAGATTAACAGTTGAATTAATACCAAAATGCTCAAAAGATACATTGTCACTGTTCAATCGGCAAGTATTGACAAAAGAAATAACTAAACCAGCCACGCTTGTTATTGGCGAAGCTAGAGTTACATCAATTGTTTCGGGATTTCCGTTAGCATCGTTGTTCAAAATAACATTAGTTATTTCAGCGTATCCCGTTTCGGCGTTACTTTGCCAGCGCACAAATTTATGGGTTGCAGATTGCCAATAATCAAAAAACTGCACGTTACTTGATCTTATTTGAGTTGCGCCAATTGCGGGGATTTGAGTTAGCGGCAAGTCATTTCTAAAAGTAGGTAAAAGAAATGATTTTTGTTGTCCGTTTAGTTCACTGGCAAGTAACCGCCAGTAATCCATATCGATTTCATTGTTTATTAGATAAGAGGCGGTTAAAGAAATATAGGGCATGAAATAGTTTGAATGCGGAGCTGGTCGATTCGACCCTATGTCAAGCCATTGAGTTGATTTGTCAAAAGACGATCCCACGCTATTATCGGCAAGTGGCCTCTTATCGATCAAAGGAAGCCCGTCTAGTAAAGTGAGCGTTGCACTGCTATTCAGTCGAACAGGATTACGATTAGCCAAGCTGATTAGCTGAAGAGAAAGTTCTCCACTGGTAGCTTGCATTCGCAAAGTTGCATCTGTGTCTATTCTACATTCAAGTGCCGGACAAACTTTGAAATGTGTAGGTATTTCTTGCAACAATGGAGTTGTTAACGTGCAGCCATCAATATCTATTGAGGCTACCATATACATTGTTGTAGTACATACCGCTGGATTGAATATAGCGACGGCTTCGCCAGCTCGAATATCAGAGTTAGCTGGATTGAAAAACAACTTTGAAGTCGAAGCGATGGACTTCGCCGTTAGACTAGTTGCGTACTGGTATAGCGGATAGTAGAAAGAGCGGCCTTGATAGCCGATAAGGGTGGCACGGGCGCGTTCGTAATCCGTACCGTCCAGAATGAGCGCATTGAATTGCAGCACCATACGCGGGTTTGATCTAGTCGCTGTTCGCTGTTCTTTACCGGCATGTGCTATGTTAACTACTGTTTTGAACTGCCACGTTTCCTTAAGCGGAACTTCCGGCACAACTGGAATAGGAAGCGCAACCGGCATTATGCTAGTCCTAATGCTGAATTAATTTCATCGCGATTGGCTTTAAGTATATTCATTATTGAGCGCTGCCCGGCTTGGCTTTGCAGCGCTACTGGTATCATAGCAGCATCAAACACGTTCGTAATAGAAACGGGTACTTTGACATCAGGGGCCTGTCCATTCACTGCCACGTTGCTCGATTGGCGCTGTTGTTTCGTGGTTTCCACTGTAACGCGTTCGCCCCTGTTAGCGTTGAATGAAACCGGCGTCTTGTCCGTACCCGCGCCCGATCCGCCAACGGTGAAAGAACCGCCCTCTCTAAATCCCCGGCCACCGCCGCCCCCGCCCGCGCCGCCTGTTTTGCCGCCTGTTTTGCCGCCCGCACCACCCGCACCACTACCCCCGCCAAGTTTCTTAGCCGTTTCCAGCAATTTGATGAGTAACAGAACAGCGTCAATTACTTTTTTGACAATGGCTATTATGCCTCCAAAAACGCTATTAAAAGCGCTAGCTACTGTGTTTTGTACTGTAGTCGCCAAAAGATTAAACAATTGTATTATGTTGTTTACGCCCTTAGAAAATAAATTAATAAATTTTTCGCCAATTTTAATAGCAATGGTTACAGCGTCTACAACTTTATTTTTAATCCAGTTGAACAATTCCGCAAACAAATCTATTACTAAATTCAATCCCTTTTTAAGAATATCAACAAATTTTTCTATGTATTTAATAAGTGCGACCATAGCATTGACGCCAGCGCTAAGAATAGCATCAAAAGCAGCTTTCACGCTTCCTAGCTCATTTGCCAATTTAATAAAATAAGCAATTAAAGCGGCAACAGCTACGCCAATGAGTACTAAAGGATTTGCTGCTAAAAATGCAGTAAAAGCTGCAAGCGCTGGCAATACTACAGTGGTTATCGTTGTAGCTAGAAGTGAAAAAGCACCAACTACAGCTACAGCGATGGTTTGCGTGGCAAATATCAAAAGAGCGGCGGCAAGCGGGGTTAGTGCTAACAAAAATATATTTATGTTGGCTGCAACAAACTCAATAGCTCTAGCGAGTGCATTTGACGCGCCCGAAATTTGATTGAAACTATCAAGAGCTTGGGTGAATGCTTGCTGCAATGATACCCATGCTTGACCGATTGTTAGCGGTGTTTTTGATGCTTGAGCTTCAGTTTCTTGCAGCCCCTTTAGAAGCCCTTGGAAAAACGTTTGGGTACTAAATCCGCCTTCCTTAATTGTGGCAGTTAGCTTAGCTACGCTACCACCCATACCGTCAATGCCCCTAGCAGCGGCTTGCACAAGAGGAAAAGCGCCATCAATTAAAGAGTTGTATTCTTGAGCCTGAATAACAGCACCGCCCATTAATTGGGATAGCTGTTGCAGCGCGCCTTGCTGCGCACTCGTACCGGCTGTTGATAGTTTCATTGCAGCGGCAATACCAGTGAAACCTTGATCGACTTGCTTAGAATTTATACCCAAATCTTTTTGCGTAACTATTAGTTTCTGATAAACGTTTGCCAACGCTTCAGCACTTTGACCATTTCTAATCGCGGTCGCATAAATCGTGCTTTGTGCGGAATTGAATTTGTTGCCTTCAAGCCCTGCAACTCTTAGCGAGTTGGATAAGCGTGTAGCACTGTCTGAATAGTTGATAAAAGCGGTTGCAATAGAAAGCCCGCCTAACGCGCCTAACGCCTGTCGCAATAAACCAACACCGCCGACAGATTTGCTAGCAGAATTGCCAATGTCCTCTAATTCACGCTTGACAGTAACCGCACCACTTGTCGAAACAATGATTTGAATACGTTCTGTTGCCATTAGCCTATCTCGTTTTTCAAATGAAACACCGCTCTTTGTGATGCAATGCTAGCAGCGACGGCAACTGATCGGTTTACAAATCCGGGTCGAACTTGGTTTGAATGGCCTTGATCTAGGCGCTCAATATATGGCACCTGATTTTCGATGTATATAGGATCGTCGGGCTTGCGAGAATTTATTTTGAGCGCACCCAAGGCGAAGGCTGCGCTCGCATTCGCACTTTCCCCTATACTGCCCCCGCTTCCTTTGGGTGACCGCCAGCGTGATCGATAGGGTAAGAATGCCGGTCGCCTTGCCCCGATGGCAGGCGCACCTATACCAACCACCCAATTCGACCGGGCCGTACCAACATCAACAGGTGTATTTTTTATCACTTCAATTAGTGCAGATCGGGCCGCGTCTTGTGCAGTTAAATCAACGGCCCGATTTATGGCGCTAGCAATTTTCTTAATCCTGAAACTAAAGTAGATTAGGTCTTTTGCCATCGTGGGTTATCTTTTTGCTTTGCCCGCTTCACGTTTGATTTTAGCGGCTTTCTTGTCCATATACCAAACATCAACACTGCGCATTACTTCAAACAACATACCTCTTTCGTCAATATCGGCAATTTGGCATTCGTCCGCATATTCTTTAATAGCCGTCCAAGGTATCATACCATTTTCAAAAAGTCTGCAACTTGCTAAATCATTAAACGCTACATAGTAGAAAGCGTTTCCAACATCTAATTCAGGCGCAGACATAATCGCTTTTGGATAGGGTAGCCCTTCTCTTACGCATCGACTTACGATCGTTGCTTCAGTAGGGCCTTGTTCGATTGAATACTCTAGGACGGCTGTTAGTTTCCCACGATATCGTCAATGATAGACTGGCGAAAATACGTCATGTTTTCCGCTGTGTCTTTAACCATAAAAAACAAATCTTGCAGATTGACAAAAGTTTGAATAATGTTTGCTGGCGTCACATCACATAGTGAGCCGTCCGCGCATTCAATCTTTCGCTCATAGCCGCCGCCATCAATTTCGTTACCTTCGCTGTCAAGGTTTCCAGTTTCGGTTTTGGTTAGCCAATCAATGACAACTGTTGACGCAAACACTGTTCGCAGAATTTCCAAGCCTTTTTCATTAGTCATCAAACCAAGATCAAAAACGCGCTTGTGATTTTTGGCGGCGTGTTCCATCGCTTTATTGTACTTGGTATTCGTGCCACCTGCACGGGCTACACGAATTCGTGTTCCCTCGATCTCAAGCCAAACGCCCTCTTGCTCAAGACTAGGGGCAGTTGCCATACTCTTATACAGTGCCATAGTTTTCATCCTTTCATGATTAAAGCCGGTCAATTAAGTTTGACCGGCTTTAGGCTTACTTCAGTTTAGGCTGAAGCGATAGTAGGTAAGTAGTCGAAAAATACCCAAAGCATGGTATAGTCAGTTTCGGGATTGATCTTAACAGCGGTTGCAGCGTCCATTTTGATGGGCAACGTAATCGGCTCATCAATTTTGACTTCCAACCGCGCATCGCCAAGAGCGGCAAGCGGTATATCCATCACAAAGCCCGCATTGTCTTTTGCGATTGCAGCGTGCATGGTAACGTCACGGTTCAATCGAACAGCTTGCACAGCTTCGATTGTGCTGAAGTAAGCTGTCATTTCTGCCATGACTTCAAAGATACCCAAAGTTACGTCAAACCCGCCAAGAATACCAACAGCTTTGTTGACACTAACATTGTTGTTGATGGTAACCGACATATCGAGTAAGTGTGCAAACAACGGCGAAGGCGCTTCGTTTGTGCCGTCATAAATTGACAAGCGTAAAGAGCTGAAGTCTGTCGAAGTGTTGTAGGCGTCGGCTTCAACTATTGAATTGCGCGTACCGGCCTTAATGCCTTGAGTTGCTGTACGCTGTTCGTTGTCCAAAGCAACGAAAGAATAGTCAACATTGATCTTGTCGGCTTGTTCAATGTTCATAACCATTTCGTTGCCAAAAGCACCAACCAAATATTCGGATTGCACTTGATTGGGTAAAGCAGAGTCCGGCGCGCCGAGTTGCCGTTCCAGTTGATAGGATCGGCGAACGATAAGGTTACCTAATTCGTTTTTCAGTACGCGCCCGAAATACAAATGTACTGTGAGTACCCCGCCAACTTCGTTGACCATTGGAAGTGTTGACTTATCAATAGTGATTTCAGTAGCCGTAATGGAACGAATACGTTTGAAACCATTGTTAGCGGCGTTGGTGAAAGATGTACCGGCAGTGTCGCCGCCAATATAGATAAACTCACCGGGGATTAAACCAAGTGTCGTGAAATCAAGGGTGGTTGATTTGAGCTTGGCAAAATTGCCGGTCACGTCTACAGAAAGTACACCGGCAACAGCTACTTGACCAACTACGGTTAGCTTTGCACCGGCAGGGGTAACAGCTTCCACTGATAGTCCTGCCGTGCGCACTTCACTCGATCCAGCATCGATAGAAGTTACGATCCGGGCCGAATTATTGGCAAGCACTGCGCACCCTGTTGACCGCACAATCTGCCCTACTTTGAAAAGGGTCTCGTCTGGCACAACGAAACCGGTCGCGGTCACAGACGTAATCGCATCGTTCGTTTTGTTGCGTAAGCTGGCGTACATAAAGCCCTGCAATAGGCGCTGTGAGTTTTCTTGCGTGAAGTCTTGGTTAAACCCGCCTGTTGCCTCAAGATCAGTGATTGAGCCTTTCTTGCGCTGGCGTGAAGAATTGATAGGACGGCGAGCGATCAGTGTAAGCTCACCTCCGAAGTCATCGTACTCGTTTGGTTCAAGCGGGAACCAATCAGGCGTAACAGGCAATACGCCGGGCGTTCCGAGAACCTCTTCAGCAAAAGCAAGTCCGGTTTCGTTGCTGTCAATTTTGTTGCGAATAGACATGTGCGTTTTCCTTAGTTGAAATTATCATAAGTGAAGTCTGCTACTATCACTGTCTGCCACCATGCGCTATCCCCGCCGCGCCCTTGACCTTGATCTGTGATACGAACATTGCGAAACCAGACGCCGCTAGCTGTACGCTTTCCCTCGTGCGCGTCAATGATTTTTTGGGCGGCATCCAATGATTGTTTCATACCTGTATTGAGTGGCGTAAAGCAATCAACCGAAACAAAACCTGATTTACTAAATCGAGATAATCCAGTATTTCCGGCTAGCGTCTCTTGTCTGCCATCTGCATGAATAATCAACCAGCGCAACCAAGTTTCTGACTGAAGCGGCTTATCAAACTTAGAATTCTGCCATTCAACCAGCCACGAATTAGCTCTAGCTACTGATAAAGTTATAGCAGCAACTTCGCTAGCAGCATCGGAATGATTAACAACTATCATCTTTTCACGCCTAGAACAAACATTACTATTGTGTCGCCCGGCTGCAATTTTTCAGCAATAACAATTTTCCAGTCAGTCATATCAGTATCAATCAGACTGTCAAAAGTCGTAAAATCGTTTACACCGTCGCTTGCAAGTATTACAGCCTGTTGCGCTTCTTTCCATAGACCAACCGTAGTATCAATGTTAAACCCTAGTCCGTTAGTACTCACAAAAACAGCGGTTATATTGGTTACAATCAAAGGTGCGCTCGACCCCTCTAAAGGAAAATCAGAGGTTACCGGCGTAGTAGAAAATTTAGAAAGCGAAACCAAACGACCAAATTCATTGACCATTTCGTTTGCAAACAAAACATCGTCTGAATAATCGTAAGACATGATTACTTTCTGTAAGTAGTCATTGCACCGCTAGGGCGCAAAAGAGAGGCAAGCAAAGCATCAATCATAGGCATTCTTGGAAGCGCCATAATACCAACCGTCTCAGAAAATTCTCTTTCAAGCGGCCCAATCTTTTGCTTTTTGACAAACTTACCACTTGCTTGCGTGGGTAGTAAATCAACGCCGGACTTGATCTGCATAACGAGGGCGCACTGCGCTTGAACAAGCTCAAGTGGGATCGGTGAAGCTGGTCGAGTAGGTTGCCCGCTTCGCAAGTTTTCAAATCCGTTTATAGCATAGTCAAGTCCGCTTTCTGAAGCATCGGCGGGAACGTTAATTCGGGGAAAGGACAATCTTTGATTAGCACTTAGCTTACTTCCCCAGAATTGATTTCTGTTCACTTCGATATAATCCATAGCTTTAATAGCCATCTGATCAACCAAAGCGTCGCCATTATCATCTGAAGGTGCAAGTACTACCCCACGAGTGAGGGCGAAATCACGAATAGCCGTCGCGCTTGCGTAGCTGTTTGCGTTCTCGACACCTTCACCTGTTTCTATAATTAGAATACTTGTCATTATGCTGCCAAATAATAAGTGGTGTTGATGCGCCAAATAACGCTTGGGGTAGTAGGGGCTACTACTGTAACCGCAATATTCTGCGAAATAGCAGGAAGGGCA